GAAGTTACTCCATACATTCCTTTTAAAGTTTCACCTACGACAGTTGGCACTGCTGCAACTGTTAGTCCAAATGATGCAAGTCTTTTATATCCTATGCCTTTTAAAATTGGATCAGCAGCTTCGTCTCTGCCTAATTGTATAATATTACCTGCTGTTCTAGTAATTTCTGCAGGAAACGACATAAAATTTCCAAACGGACTTCTTCTCATTATTTGCACAAACTCTCCAACATAGTTATAGTTTGGAACTGTATTTCGAACAATATTAGCAGATGTTTTCATTAGCTCTAAATCACTAGGCATTTTTTTAATTTTTCCTGCTTGAAAGGCTTTTGTGTATGCATTTTTATAAGTATCAAATTCGGATAAAAAATTATAAATTTTCCAAGTATCATCTTCTGCAACATAAACGTCAGATGCTTTATCATAAATAGTTTTCATTGCTTTACCAAGTCTACCAAACAATCTTTCTAAAACATTACCTCCTTTACCCATGTCAGCTAATAAACCCGCAATATCTCTTTGAGTTGCTGATGAACTTACAACTTGCTCTTCTAATAAAAATTTATAAAGAGCCTGGTCTGTTGGTGTGTTTCTGTATAATAATTGTGGTTGAATAGTGTTAAAAGCTTTTCTAAAATTTTTTACAATTGTTCTTGGATCTTTAAAAAAATTACCTGTACCCATTGTAAATTGAGATGCAGTAATAAAGTTTCTTGTGTGTGTAAAAGGGCCAAGAATAGTTTTACCAATTTGAGTTAATCCTTTTGGAACTAAAACTAAATTTTGATAAAAAACATTTTTAGCAAAATCTTCTAATAAAAGTTTCTCATTAAATTTTAATGCGTTAGCAAACTCTTCACTTGTAAAATATCCGTTTATTGGAGTAGTATAAGCTTGTTCACCTAATGGTGATTTTAAATTTAAACCTGTTCTATCTGTAATAATTTTTTGTTTTGGTAAATTAAAAACTGCCTCTGCACGGGTTGGATAAACAACTGCTCTTTCACCTGCTTTTCTTAATTGATTTGCTTCTTTTACAATATTAGAATAAAATTCATCTTTGGCTGCTAATGAAGATAAATCTTGCATAACATTCATAATTGTATTTCTTAAATTTCTTTTTATTCCAAAAAACTTTTCAAACGCTTGTAAATCTTTTTGAGATTTAATTAAATCTGTAGGTTTAAATTGATTACCTTTTAAATTATCAGCTATATTAATTATTTGAACTGCTTTGTCATCTAAAACAGAAAGACTAGATACTGGAAATTCAGGAGTTTTTGTAACAGGATTTATTTGAACGTTTTCAATAATGTCATCTATAGTATCATCTAAATTTTGTTGTGTTAAATTAACTCCTTTTTCTTTTGCATTTCTTTTAAATATTTGTTGCACCTGTTGTATTGAATCATCTGTAGGTTTATAGTTTCTCCAAGGTAGAATACTTCTGCCTCGTGCAATTTCATACTCAGCATTAAACATATTTCTCATTCTATCAGACATAATTTTTGCAAACTCTCTTGAACCTACATTTAAATTTTCACCAGCTAATATTGGATTTTTAAAATCTGCCATCTGTCTTCTTACTTTGGATAACTCTGCAACTACATCTTTTATATTTTTATTACTTAGTCCAATCTCTTTNCCAAATTTAGCAAATTCTTCTACTTTACTTGCTTCAAAACCTTTAAAATATAATTGACCATTTTTAACAGAATCATCACTTGAAACTAATAAGTCATCTAATTTATTAATTAATTTTTGTTTAGCAGGATTTGAAGTAGATATTCCAGATTCTTTTGCTACTCGATATAAAGTTTTATCGATATCTTTAATCATATCTTTAGCTGTAATAGCACCTACATTTATTTTACCCTCTACTCTTTTTATTCCTTCAAACATACTTTGAGGTTTCCCGCCTCGAGGTTCAAAAGGCTGTCTTACAAATCTATCTATGTATCTATCTAATTGATCATTACTATATTTTAATTTTTTACCTGCTTCAGATATTCTTTTTGCAACAGTATTAATTCCATAAACAATCGGTACAGATATAACAGCAGCTTCTGTTCCAAATTTAAAACGGTTAAACAATCTTCTAAAAGCATCATCGTCAGCTTCTTTTTTAGGTTCTCTATCAAGATCAGAAGGTAGAACATCAAAAACATCACCCCAAGTTCCAATGTCTTCTATATCTGCAACCATTCCAGTACCTAAACCACCACCAACAGCCACAGCTATATATTTTTGTGTTCCTGTTAAAGCATTTAATTGTTGAGCTTTCTTAGATGCTTTGACTGCATTAGCATTTGCTTTTACAACTTTATTTGCTTTTGCTCCTTTAGAATAATTATCATAAACTTTTTTTGCTTTTGCAGCACCTTTAACAGCTGCACTAGCTCCTATTCTACCTGCACCATATAATTGAGTAAAAGCTGAAGTAAGTCTACCTATCGCACTTTCTTTTACTACATCTTCAGCTCCATCTTGAATCTTACCTAAAACTGTACCATCAAAATATTCTTGTAATTTTGCAACAGCACCTTCATCTATTGGAACGTCTTCACCAGCAAAAGCATCTTTTATTTCTGCTGCAAGTGAAACAAAACCATATGGAAGTTGTATAGCTCCATTTATTAAACCAGCAACCATTGCTTCAGTTATGCTAGGATCTTCGACTTTGTAGTCAATTCCTAATTGTTTAGCGATAATTGATTTTTTTAATTCACTATCTTTTATAAGAGGTAAATACTCGTTAAATAGTTCTTGTTTTTCCTTGTTGGATAATTCTGCCATCTACCCCTCCGGATAAACTTTTGTAAAAGTCGCGCCATCCCATTTGTATACTTTTCCGTTATTTGGATTAACGTATGTTCTACCCAAAATAAATTCTTCTATGTCTATGTCTTTTGCACCATCAGCAATTGTTACTGTATCATCTTGATTTGTAATTATCAGCTCTGGATCTATGAATCCTTCGTAACTATCTTGTATCTCTGCTGGTAATTTTCCATCTTCAAATAAAACTTCTATTTGTGCTACTCTTTGAGCTTGTCCAGATGCAAGCCCCTCTTCTTGTAATTTTTCTTTTTTCTCTATAATTCTATTTGCTGGTGAATCACCTTTTAAGTAAGGACTAGCACCTTTAAGAGAATTATCTAAAAATATTTCAATAGCTTTTTCGACAGGTATATTTTTTACCTCAGCATATTTTTTAGCTCTTCTCATTAAAATATCTCTATCGGCAGCAGACATATTTTTAATAACTTGTGCTATTGCTCCTGATTTAAATTGTTCAGCTTGATCACTTTGTTGTCTTGTTAATCCAGCTGCAGTTGTCCCTGCTCGTGATAATACTTGACCAACTGATTGTAATTTAGTTGGATCTTTTGGAGCTGTTGCACCTAGAGCAGCAATAAAATTACCAATACTATCTCTTTGAGTTGGTAACATTTGTTTATATCTTGCTTCAATTAGTGGAAACGCTGATCCTGCTTCTGCATAGTTTTGTCTTAAGCCACTAGTAATACCAGTTCCTTCAGCTGCAGAACCACCTCTTCTAAACATAGGTCTTTTTAAAATGTTTGGCATACTATCTCCTTAAACTCATAATCCCACCATCAGCTTTATATTGAAAGTTTCTTTGTGGGCCTCCACCTAAACCACCATATAGTGAAGCAAAAGTTTGAGCTGCGGCTAATGCAGGATTAGTTGTCATTGGTGCAGTTGGGAATTGTGATGGAACACCTCTAGATATTCCACCAAAAATATTTGCAGCTTGTTGTATTCTTGTAAATGGATATTCAACACCCATTACGTTTCCTTGTCTTATGGCATCTAAAACTGATTGATTAAATTGTTGAGATCCTGCACCTGTTGTACCTAACGCAGCAGTAATACCTCTGTTAAATTCTGATTGACTTTGACCTAAAGTTAATTGATTAGCTATATCTTGTTGTTGTAAAGCTTGAGCTCTTTGTAAACCTTCTTGTCTTAATCCAGCTAATGTTGCAGCATCGTATATATCTCTTTGTCTTTCAAACTCAGCTTCAGCAACTTGACCTCTTCCTTGACCAAAAGCACCTTGTGATATTTGATTAGCAGAAAGTTGTCTTCTACCAGTTTCTCTTTGTTCTTCTAATAATCTTTTTGTAGAGTCTATAACTTCTGCCTGATACGGAGACATATAAGTTGAGTAAGCACTTGGATCAGATGCAGCTATAGCTTTATCTAAAAATGGTTCAAATGAAGCAACACCTGTTCCTGCACCTACACCAGTAATAGCACCAGTTTCTGGACTAAACTGTAAAGTTCCTAAACCTGCTTGCGTAGCTGTTCTTTGTTGTGCTGCTCTAACTAAAGGATCAACTGTTGCAACTTTAGGTGTAATAGTTTGAAGATCAACAGGTTGTCTTAATTCAGCAACAGTTAAATCTGATAACTGTTCAGCAAAAGGTTTTAAAAATTCAGCCGGTGCTCCAGGAGCATATGTTCCTGCTTGAAAATTTTTTCTAAGACTCATTATTGACATTAGGCTTTACCCTCATACATATTCATCATTGCGTACATTTTTTTAGCACCTTTGTTAACATCACCATCACCAGCGCCTCTTACAGCATCTGCTGTAAATACAAATTCATTATTAGATAACATTGCCGGAATATCATCTGCTTTTTCTTTAACACCAATTGGTGGTACAAACCCACCTGTTTGTCTAAAATCCATTTCTCTTACACCAGCTTGATTTTCTCTAATCGGTACTTCAGATCCCATAGCATAAGCTTCTCTAGTATCCATGATACCACCCATAGCCATGTTTTTTGAAAGTCTTTCTCTAGCTTCTTCAATTGCTTCTTGTTGACTAAAACCTGCTTCTCTTAATTCTGCTACAAGTTCCATAAATTTTTCGTCGTAACTTCCACCCTCAGCAGCTGGTGCTCTAGCTACATCTGCAATTTTTGTGCTTCTGTTTGTAACTGGTAAACTTGGTAATCCTTCTCCAGTTGTATACTGTTTACGTTTTTTTGCTTCTTCTGCTTTGTAATCTTCAAAAGCTTTTTCTAAAGCTTTATTAATTCTTTGTTGATCTTGATAAGCTGCCGTAGCTCCTACTGTTCCTCCAACAGTAGCNACTGGATTTTTACTAAAATCTTCAAATATACTTCCACCAATTCTTCCTAGTATATCTATAAAATCACCTATGCCCCCTGACTGTTCGTTCATTGGTCCTTTTCCTGTGATTCGTTCAATGTCTTTCATTGTTTCTGTTCCATCAGGTCCTGTATCTACAAATCCAGATGCTATATCTCCCATTTTCATTATCTGTTGAATGGCATCAATATCACTACCGCCTGTTGGAAAACCAAAAGTTCCNGAGCCTCCACTACCGCCACTGAATCCTCCAGTGCCGCCGTAAAAACTTAATGCTGTATCTAAATATGGATCACCTGTACCACTACCACTTGCTTGGATGCTCGCTGCTAGCTGCGGGTTACCAGAGGCTAAAGCTATAACAGAGGCAACATCTTTTGCATCCATATCGCCTACTACATCNCCAATTTTTTTAACNCCTTTTTTAATAGGTTTTGTAATCTTCTTTACGATGTCTCCNAAGCCATATTGATTTCTAGGTACGGCGTTCATAATCCCGCCAGTCATATATAATTGTCGATACATTTGTCCTCTACTTATAGCCATAATTTTAAATTGTACAATTGGGGCAGGTTTTTGTTTCCTGAAATATGCTACTTTACTAGTTTTTTATACGTAGGTCAATTCTTTTTAAGGAACTCCAGGTCGTCAATTAGTCGTCCTGAATACTTATATTCCCCTACATGAGTAAGATAGTCTAGCACATATAAATGTATTTTACCACCTATTGCTGTCCATAGTTTACAGAACCCAAAATCCTCTCCATAATATCGCTTAGTTTCAGGTTCATGAAAGGTGTCAAAAAGGTTGTAGAAATAAGGTTGAGTTTTCTCTTGTCCATTTATGATAGTNGGTTGATTAATTTCTCTATCAGGATAAGCCTTAAACATCTTTTCAAATACATGTTTTTTAACTAACATACATCCTGTTGGAGCATGAGTTACTTCAGCCACTCCATTTGATACAACTATTCTATCTTTGTTTTCTAACTTTATAGGCCAGGTAAAACCAAGTTTATTTAAGGCATCAGGTTTTGGTACACCATCTTTTGATCTATTTGTTCTATAATATAACTTATCCCAATCTATACATTTTAAAGGGTATGGTGCAGCTATTACATCTTTATCTGCTTCAATCATTTTTTGAATAGTTTTAAAATCAAACTCTATATCTGAGTCTATAAATAAGAAATGAGTATAGTTTGTTTTTTCACATTCTGTAAAAAAATTAGCAACAGATAGATTTCTACCCTGTGTTACTAAAGAAGACTTTAGTAATGAAAAACTAACAAACCATTGTCTAACCATACATTCTTGTTGAAACTTTAATAAAGATTGTGTGTAATGAATAGAACATTCATTATGTACAGGAGTCGCTAAGAATATAGTTGGTTTAGTATTTTGATTTGCCCAGATAGGTTTACTTGGATCCTGCATTAATTACTCCTGTTAAAAATTTACCCCAATGTTGACCTTGTTTTGTCCAAGAATAATATTCATCTACATAATCCATTTGAGTTGTTAAATGTTTTTTAACACCCTCTGAATTTAAATTACCTGCAATAGACTCTATGGCAAATGCAAAATTTACAGCTAAATTAGTATATGATTTTTGATATGGTACATAAGTTGAAAATTCTGCACAAGTTTCATACAGAGCTCCATAATCAGTTGTAATCATATATAGTCCTGCTGCCATAGCTTCTAATGCAGATATACAAGATGTCTCCTCCCATATACTTGGAAAAGCAAATATATCGTAATTACATAAATTTTCTTTTATATATTCATTTGGTTTGTATCCAATATAATTTACGTTTGGTAATTTTGCTGCTTGTTCATACAGTTCTTTATAGTGATGATCATTCTGTTCAAAAAATGATTTACCATATACTTCACAAGAAGAATATACATCTAACTCTATATTTGGATTTTTAATAAGTTGCATTGCATACAACATTACATTTAAACCTCTCCAAGGAGTTGGATGAAATATTAATTTTATCTTATCTTTTTTTGCGTTTAAATCTTTTCTCTTAATATTATCAACACCATTCTTAATAACCAAAGATTTATCAGTCGGTATATCAAAAGCATTTCTAAATTTTTCATAGTTCCAATGACTGTTAAATACATACCAATCATATTTTTTATGATTGTTTTTATCTTTAAACCAAGGNGCTAAATTAGCTTGATCATAAGAATTCTTTTGCCAAAGTATATTTGGTTTAGATGGATGTAATGGTATTTTTTCAGGCACAGATGTACATATCTGTACTCTATCTAATATCTCAGCGCCAACATACTTTCGAAGATATTCAAACTGTAATTCAGTTCCACCTCTAGGATTTTGGTTTATCACTCATCACCTTCTGAAGTAAATCTAGTCCTTTGTTAGTGACTCTTACTGTCATGTCCACAGCTAAATCTTCTTCGTTATGATTTTGTAAAAACTCTTCCTTAGATTTATAAGTCTTATTTGTTGACTTACTTCTATACGTATTAGTTGTTACTGTTTCTATTTCTGGTATCTCTTTATCCATTCTCTTGCGACCTATCAATTCTTAAATGACTAACAACGCCAGTTATTTTATTTGCGGTGTTAGCTTGCAATTTTATAGCATCTCCTGCCTGTAAATTCAATACCCCAGCTAATAAATTTATTGTGGTATTTTGTACAGCAGTATGACCTATTCTAGTGCTATTAAGAAAAGTGTCGACTTCGACTGCGCTATTGTCTTTCTCATTGCACTGTATAGTTTTAACAATTGCAACTGAACTAACATTAACAGTTAATACAGTAGTTAAGTTTGTTGTTGTTAAATCGTATGTTGATCTTTCGTAAAAATTAGCCACTTAAAAACCACTCCGTTCTACTTGCTTCATCTTTTAAATCTTTTTGATATCCAAAATTTAATTCGTTTTTCATTGTATCTAAACCTTCACGTAATTGTCTTTCGTTAGATTGACTATACTCATCGCTTGGTTCGTTTATGATAGCTGTAATTTTTGCCATTATCTTCTTCCTCCTGCTTTTACATCTAATCTCAAAGTTCCATATCTCCAAGATTCATTGACTGCATCATTTTCTATTTTTAAACTAACCTGTCTTCCTCTGACTCTGGTNCTTACAAAGTCTGTTGTAGTAGTACACGTAAATGGACCAGTAATCAATGGGCCATTTGGATCTGATGCTTTTGCTTCATTTGGATAGTTTCTAAAAAACATTGTTACTTTTGCATTTCCTTGTAAATTTTTAAAGTCAGGAATAAATCTAGATACTCTCATTATATCTTCACCACCTCCTCGTAAGTCAGCGCCATTATTAGTGTTAACAATATCATAATCTCCTGATTGAATAAACGATGCAATAACAGTTGCATTACCAGAAGCATCTACTTCATTTACTCCTGTTTCCATAGACCAGTATTTTGTAGCTCCAAAAGTATTTGTAACTCCATTAACAACTGGAAACGTTGGAGTTGTAGTTGTTAAATATTCAGTAGCGTATGGATCACCATAAGTTACAGCATCTTGATAAGTCGTTCTAGATAAAGAACCTGTGGTCCAAGCTTGCTCTGCATAATTATACACAACTGTTCTATCAATTTGTGTCGATCCGCTTTTTGCATAAAACCAACCTATCTCATTATAAAGTGAATTATAGTATGCATACGCAATTTGATTAGCACTCACATTATAACCTAAGTTAGTTCCTGAAGTTGTAAAAACAAAATCTTCTACAAGTGATGGTATTGTTTTAACTGTACCATCGAACATAAAAAAGCTTCCATTGTANCCCATCCAATATACAGCNCCTTGAGCAAAGACNGCAGCATGTTGACCTAAACATCCACAGTTAGAACCTACTTGTCTAATACTAAAAGTAAAAGGTGGACCAACAAATTGTATTTGATATGCAGCTTGATCTGTTAAAACTAAAACNTAATCTTTACCTTGAACAGCTGTAATAATTTCATTACCTTGGTCAATTAAAAATGTACCTGCTGTATTAGTAGCTGTTGGNTGATATGTGCCTATACTTTCTTGATCTGAAAATCTAATAAACATTTTNTTTTGAGATGTAGAATCTCCTAGTGTATCTAAAGTTCCTATTAAAAATAAATGTCTGTCTCTATCAGAAACAAGACTCATTAAAGATTTATCAGGAGCTCCTGATACAGCTGTTGCTCTGGTATCTAATGCAGAGGCTGCAGTTGGACTCCAAGAAAATGTTTTACCATTTCTAACTGTTGCCACTAATAACTGACCAAAGTTATCTAGTGACCAGCTGCCCGCATCTAGCTCCACGTTTGTAGTAGAAGCTTCTTCTCCCCACTTTTCTGATCCCCATGTATCAACACCCCAACCATAAGCAGGTGTTTGTTTGATTGGACCAATTGTTACATATTTATTCATTGTTGCTGAACCAGCAGAAGACATACCCGATCCAGTTTCATTTGCTGGCATCGTTATTGTAAAAGTATTAGTTGTTGGNTGAGATATAACTTCAAAAGGATTTGTTGTAAAATTAGCATCGGTAAAAGATGTAGCTCCACCACCAGGTAAAGTTACAGATTTAAACTTTACATAATCTCCAACTACGACTCCNTGACCTGTTAGATTAACAGTTACTGTAGGTGAGCCATTAGAAGATGTAAAGGTTACTCCAGTTTGATCAGCGTCAAGAGGTGTAATATCATAGAAAGCACCCTCGTAATAAATAACCAGAACTTTAGAAGTTCCGATTGCAGAATATTTTTTACCTGTTAAATCAGTCCAAGTATGCTGATCTCTGGCAGGACCTGATAATAGGGATGCAGTAAGTTGAGTCCAACCACCTATTTTTTCAGGTTGGCCATATCTAAATCTTACATTATCTCCATCTACCCATTGGCCCTCGGCACCAGTGTCAGTATCTTGTTTATTAAAACCGGCTTTAAATTGTATCTTCTGAAGCATAGCACTCTACTATATAGGCTTTTTAATTTTTTGGTAGTATTATATTCCAATCCAGCTCGGATATCAAATCTTCTAAATGAACTTTTTTCACGCGATTTTCTTTTAAATATTGATGCAGCTCCTCTGTGTCCACCACCACATATTGATCTTTAATATCAAATACGATTTTATCAGCTTTGGTTTTAAACGATCCTAGTTTTTTATTATTTTTTAAAGGTCTTAAATCAAATTTCCAAATACAATCTGATCTAATTTTTAATGCACCTGATATATTCCAGAGTTCTTTTTTCTGTGAAGCTTTAGGGTAAGATATATTAGATAATAAATTAACGAAACTTAACACTTAAATCTTTGAGTCTAATTCTTAATTCAGCNTTTTTTTCTAGCATTTTTTTATTTATCTCTACTATTTCTTCTATCTGAATATCTTTTACTTCTAGCTGTTGTTTAAATCCTCTGTTTAAAGCAACTTCTGTTTTTTTTACAGCATTTGCCATTTCTAGCTCTTCTTGTAATTCTTGTACTTTCGTTTCTAGTTCTTTTATTATTATGTCTTTATCCTTCATATGGTAGTCCTAAATGTTTTCGTTTATCAAATTTAATGTGTCCTTTTTTTCTTGCATTATTATAATGCAAAAAAACTTGAGAGCAATGCATTCCTTTAAAAGGTTCACGCCAATGCTTTAACAAACAACCTTTATATATCAACATATCTCCAGGTTTTAAATTAACTTTATGTTTTTTAGATTTACTTTCTAAATATATTGGCCATTCTTCTCCCCCTAAATTCATAGTCGTAGATACTTCACAACTCATTCTATCTATATGTTTTGCTAAAATATCTCCGTATTTATATATTCTAAAATAAGAATAGTTAGGAACTAATTTCATCCCTGTCTTTTTTTCCATCAACGGAAGTAAAGCTGCTAACAAAGTTTCCATAGCTATATCGCCATAGTGTGAATAAGTATTTGGAACTTGTCTATCTTTCCAAGTACCCCACATACCAAGATCCTCATCTAGTTTATCTTTACTTTGTAGATCTTTAGCTACTTCTCTTTTTAACATTGTGTAATGAAATAAAAACTGAGCCATNTCTGGATCTAATGCTTTCTTAACAACTACAAAATTATCTTTTTTAAATGTGCTCAACTTTATCTCTACTATGTAAATATTTATTTTGTATATTATCAAAATCTACATTCCAAGAAACAATAGACTTTGTTTTTTTACTTTGATTTCTAGCTGATCTATGTATTAACCAACAAGGAAAAAATACCATATCTCCTTCTTCTACATCAACTGTAAAACTTTTATTTAAATTATCAGGAAAAAGAAATTCAGTCGTNGGTGAATTTTTATCTAATTCTAAATAATACGTNCCTGTATAGTTTCCATCGTGTACNTGCCAATTATGTAAATCTTGATTACCATATTGTTGATACCAAAGTTTATGTAATTTTATTCCTGCATATCCAAGATGTTCTGCAAACAATTTTAAATGTTGATAAAAAGAATCACCTGCAAGTTTAATCCAAGGTCTCTCCCAGTTGTTAGCTTGTGGCCAATCACTTTTTAATAGTTGATCATTATAGTAATTATCTTTAGCTGTAAAAGCTTNATCAGGTCCTTCTTCCCAACATTTAAGAATTTTTTTCTTAAATTTTTTATGGTCCTTAAATTTTTGTTTTAGTATTAAACTATTAAATTTATATTCTTGCATATCCTTCAATATTAAAATTAAACGAGATAGATATTCTGTTTTTCTTACTATAATTCCTAGTTACAAAATGAGGTATGTAAGAAGGAAATATAATAAATTTACCTACTTCTGGCTTTATTTTCCAACGACTCATTGTAACATCATCTGTTAAATGTTGAAATACAAAATATCCAGACTTAGCATCGCATTGTAAATAATAAACTCCAGAAAAAGTAGGGCTAGTGCTCATGTTTTCTCTAATAAGATGATCATGTAAAGTTGTGCTTTGATTAGGTAAATGTATTTGTGACCAATATCTTGATACAGATATTTTACCTTTGTAATATTTAGAAAGCTCACTAACTATTGTTCTTAATATTTTTTCTAATTCTTTGTGTGTGGGAAAATCAGTATCTTCATGATAACTATCTGTTTCATCTTCTGATGCAGACTTTCCTGTTTTAAGTATATGCTTTACTAATTCTTTGTTATTAACACCTTCAATACGTCCGTGATGAAAAAATACTTCGTGTAATACTATCTTATCCATTAGATACCTCTGGATCAAAGTTATAAGAAAATACAATTCTTTTATCTTTTATTTGTTTTGGATCAACAGCATGTGATATATGACTTCTAAATATAACTAGTCTTCCTGATCTACAAGAATACTCACACTGAGCATAACTTAACTCATTTAATTTAATGTCATTGTAGTTTTGTAAATTCATACCTGTGGGATTTTTCATATCAAGAAAAGGATTAGCAAAGATTGTAGGTTGATCATTTTCATTAGCTTCTAAATAAAATACACAAGATATTGTATATCCATAATGAGAATGAAAAGGTTGTCCTTTACCTATTGGATAATCTAAAACCCAAGACTCTTTAGGTTCGTATGTATGTTTAAAACAGTGAGCCTTTGCATATTTATTAATATTATCAGTTATCCATTTATTTAATTTATCAAATTTTTTATTCTTATGTATTTGTTCATAACATAAACCATTGTCATCATATTTAAATTTACTAAGTATTTTTTTATATTTATCTTTAATATCATCAATAAAAGGACATTCTATTGATCCAATAGTTACAGGAAACCAAGTTTGAAGAGTTAAAGGGTTCATTTAAAAGGAGCTCCAATATTCCAAATAACTAAACTATATCTAGTCCCAGATGTAACAGGTTTTACTCTGTGCCAAAGATAACTAGGAAAAACAACAATTGATCCTCTTTTTTTTATTTCTTTAACAACACGACGTGCAGGTTTACCGTTATTTGTATTTCTAAAATCAAACTCTAGTTCACCACCTTTATAATTTTTAGGATCAGATAATGAAACAGTGACTGATAGTTTTCTAACTTTACCATGAAAATTAGGTTCGCTAGGTTTATCATATGGTTTCATATAGCTATCACAATGCCAACCATAGTGTCCGCCTTTTTCATAAATAGTAAATTGACAGCTTTCAGCCCAACTTAAATCATAATTCCATTGAGCATTTTCATTTGCTTTATGTATAAAAGGATTAATTGTATCGTATATAAATTTATCATTCATCCACACAATACTAGAATCTCTAACTTGCTTTAATTTAGATAAATCTTTTTTTGTTAAATTCTTTTTTACTTTTCTTCTTTTTGAAACTTTCTCTTCTTCATGAGTTATACCTAATAATCTTTTTCTTTCTAAAGCTTCATTAATAACTTTATCACAAAATTTATTCGAAAGAACGTTGTCAAAGTACCAATAATAATATTGTAGATTCATAACTGTCTAAAACAGTTATATAATATAGGTTTTTAAAGTCAATGATTAGGCTGCAACCCAATTTAGAGCTGATGCATCCCAGTTAAAACGATTCTCACTTGCATCAATATAGTACCACTGACTGCCAGATTCGTCCCATTCTGCAATATCTTTTTGTTCAGTTGTACAGTTTTCACCATCAGGTGATGCAACAGGTGCCTCCCATTCCCAAGATGTTTCATTTAAAGTCCAGCTTGCAAAAGGTTGTGGTAGATAAAAAGCATTTTTAGCTTCATCCCATACAAAACCTATACCAGCTCTTTGACCTCTAAAAGATCCATCTTCAGAACTTTCAACCCATTTAGTTGCAGTTACTGGAAGTCCCGCTTGTCCTTGAAACCATGCTGCAGCTTCATTAGATTGATGTCCGCCATTAGCAACAACATCAGCATCTTCAACCATAGCTGATTCAATCACTTGGTTATTTGAATTTACTGCACAAAATATTGACATAATTAAGTTACCGTTAGAGTTCCCGAAGTGTTAAATGTTATAACAGTTTCTCCAGTCGGTAATACGTTTACAGAATTTGAACCTGGTGATGCAGCAAATAAACCTGCTCCATCTGCTGGTGCTCTAATAAATGCAATTCCTGAACCTCCTGGTCCACCATTTGCGAAACCGTTGTTTCCTCCGCCTCCGCCAGATCCAGTATTTCCTCCGCCGGATCCACCATTTCCATTTCCAGCTGAAGCGCCTCCTCCAGATCCTCCTGGAGCTCCGCCTCCGCCACCAGCTTTTGCAACCGGTGATCCTGAAATATTACTTGTAGTAGAAGATCCACCATTTTTTCCAGATCCTACTCCGCCGGATCCGCCACCTGCGCCGCCATTGTTGGCGCCTGGGTTATTTGTAGTACTTCCATTGTTACCTTCTGGGGGTGAATAACCTCCAGCGTTTCCCGTTCCGGCAGCTCTTTGAACACCACCTCCACCTGATCCTCCAGGGTTTGCAGTTTGTTCAGCAGCAGTTTCACCACCGCCTCCGCCAGTTGTTGAAATTTTAGTTGTGCCTTCTTGACCGCCAGGATTAAAAGTTGATCCTCCTCCTTCAGATGAGAATCCTGAACCACCGCCACCAATATTAACTGGGTAAGTAGTTCCTGGTGCTAGTTGTAGCATTGTTCCGCCAGGGAAAGAAGTTCGGTATCCGCCGGCTCCTCCGCCGCCGCCACCGCCACGGCCTTTTCCCCCTCCGCCGCCGCCAGCAACGACTAAATAATCTACTAAATAGTCAAAGCCTCCGCCGGAAGTCATTCCAAATGCTTTTAATGATGCAGCACCTCTAGTTGTAAATAAAGGCATATTTTACTTTCCTCCTATTACGCGAACTGCGTTTGTGCGCCAAGAACAGTAAAAGTAGCGTCAGCAGTTTTAATAGCTGTAAAAGTATAAACATCGTTTGATGTTTGGTTTCCAGAGTCTGGAGCTGATCCACCTTGATACTCAACAGTAACAGCTGATCCGTCTATTTTCACTGCGTTAACGTAGTAAGCAGTTGCATGTTGTTTTGAAATATATGCAAAGGAAACAGAATCACCAACTGCCATCACTGAGTTTAGTGAGTTAGAACCATCACCTCTCATGTTAACTGTAATGTTTGCCGTAGCTGGTACAGTATCTAATCTAACAGCTGAAGTTAACAAATCTAAGTTAACGTTTGAAGTGAAAGTACCATTAACCGTTGCTCTTTCTTTTAGAGCTTCGATTGATCCTGGACTTCCTATTTTAATAAATTTATTTCCTTTTGATTGAATATCTAATCCAACATTAGTTTCACCAGTTGCAGCGATTGTAGGATCATTTCCTGTTGCTGCGTTTCCAATAGTTATTTCATTAACTGCTGTACCTGCTTTTGTGAAAGTTAATAATTCATTTCCTGAATCGTCTTGAAGACCATGTGCAGTATCAAATTGAATGTTGTGTGAATTAGTATCTAAATCTGCAGAAAGTTGTGGAGTATAATCTGATGCAAGATCAGTTAAACCTGTATCAACAACATTAGTTCCATCTGAATAAAGAATTTTTGTAGTTTTTTCATTATCACCAAAAGTTACACCAGTACCTGATACTGTTTTAATTGTTAGTGTAGATGTTCCACCTGTTGAATTTTTTACAATGTAAACTTTTTCTATAGAATCAGGGACTTTAACTTGACAGTCTGCTGAAGGTGTTCCTGTAATATCTATAACAGCGTTTTTACCGTTTGATATAACACCATTAGAAAATGTTAAAGTTATTGCATTTGTAGAAGCAACTGAAATAGCTTCTCTTCCTGCGATAGCTTGTTGTAAAATGTTTAAGTTTGTATTAGTGATGTCACCCCAAAGACCAGCTTTTTCACCGGTAACCATCAATTCTAATTTTAGATCTCCTGAATAACTTGATGCCATAATTTTTTATCCTTATTTTGTAATTTTACTAAATTTAAGCGGCGGTGTCAATATCATTCCAAGTGACACTACTTCCGGTGTTGACAATCTGCCAAGATTGTACATTAGTGCTTCCAGTGGTAATTGTCAATCCAATACCTGTTAAATCTACTTCAGCTGAAGCACCTGCTACTGCTGTTCCTACACTAATATTTAACTGTTGTCCAGTAGTACTTGCAAAAGTTACAGCATCTAATTCAGCCTGTCCTTGTGCAATATTTACTTGTTGACCAGTTATATCAACTTCTGCGGTTCCTGATACTGAGCCTAATCCTAAGCCCATTGTCATACCAATACCAGTTACCATAGCATCTGGAGAAGGATCTACTGTTCCTTCAGCGGATGTTAATCCTAAACCAGTTAGTTCAACATTTGTTACAATACCAACATCTGTAACGTAATTTCCACCCCACTCTTCGTTTGTTGTTCCACCCCAAACTTTTGTACCCCAAGGTTCTCTAATACCTGAAGTTATTCCTAATTCTTGTCCTGTTAATGATACAGAAACCCAAATACCTTCTGCACCCCAAACTTCTACACCCCAATCATCACGGCCCCAACCTTGTTCGTTTTGTGCAACAACTGTACCAACACCAATATTTAATTGTTGACCTGATGTCATTGCATCTGGAGCTGCATCAACAGTTCCTAAACCAACATTTAATCCAATTCCTGTTACATCAACTTCTGCTAATCCAACTGCAGTAGCTGTACCAATTGATAAATTTAATTGTTGACCTGTTATATTATTTTCTACATCGACTTGTACTGTTCCTGTACCTATACCAACATTTAAACCTAAACCGGTAACTAGAACGTCACCTTGAATACCCCAACCATTTTCACCCCAAGCTTCACCGCCCCATCCAGCATTTATTTCACCGGATATAGCAACAGAACCTGGACTAACATTTAATTGTTGACCAGTTGGTATGACATTGAAATTTTGAACATTACCCCATTGACCAGAGTTCCAACTTAATGAACCCCAACCTGGAAAAGGAAAGCCTGCTGCAGAACCTAAGCCTGAGTTTAAACCCAAACCAGTAGGCGCAGCTATGGCGTCACTTTGTTGACCCCAAAGTCCGCTGTTCCAACTTAGTTGACCCCAAGCATTCGACATAATAGGAAAGACCTCCTATTACGCGTTACCAATTCTAAGAATCGCTGCTGAAGTTGTGAAAGCCGGAAACTGAATAGTAAATGTTCCAGAAGTTGCTGTTTTGTCTGCACCAAAATTTAAAACTGCAACAGCATCAGTAGTGTTTGTACCACCACCCATTGTTGTGTTGTAAATTAAAGCACCTCTAGCTGTAATCGTTACACC